CTTCCTTATGTCGCAGGACTACCACTCGTGTCTAACCGTGGTTCTTCGCACAGCCCTTGATAATTGTGGGATTTTCACCCATACCGCTTATTTATCACGGCAGCCTAGTCTCATTCGAGTTCAGCCAACCCTATTGGATCATCAAGATGACCCTCACCCATGTTTAGTCTGGGATACATATTGCAATAATAAACAAATCGATTCACGACTTGTACTTAACCTTCGAGTTAACTAAGGTCTTCATTCATTGGGCACTACACTTGGAGCAGCAAGGTCTTATTTCAACCAACCAACAAAATCCAACCCCGTCAAGAACATCCATATAGGAGCCTCAACAACCGGAAAAGTTTTCAAACAGAGGTACGTATTACGATACATGCTTATCATCCAACTGTGGTGTTACGAGGTAATTTCAACCCTCTACGTGGACAACCCCACGTGTCATTTTAACTGGTGACAAACCACCGCGCTTGTGGGCCAAAAGGTCCAAACGCTACATTTATTTTACTTGATTGTCATCAAGCCATTAATTAAAACGCTGGGACATGACCCCCAGACCGGCTTAACATCTCGACCTTATAGTTCCTGTCAAGATGTTTTCGGTTTTCCGAGTGTGACCATTTGACTGGTTGGTCAACCAGCGCGCTTATGGGCCAAAAGGTCCAGACGCTACATTTGTTTTACTTGATTGCCATCAAGCCATTAATTAAAACGCTGGGACATGACCCCCAGACCGGATTAACATCTCGACCTTATACTTCCTGTCAAACAGGCTTACGGTGCAACTGTTATCCCGTGTCCAATCCCATTTAAGGGGTATGGGCACAAGATTCAGATGTTTTCGGCTTTCCGAGTGTGACCATTTAACTGGTTGGCCAACCAGGGTGCTAACGGGCACCAACCGCGTGTGATTAATAAGCCAAACGCAAGACATTCTTTCGAATCTCTAACGTTGTGCTACACAATTGTTCAGTATCATCTTGATCCTGCAGTTTCGGTATGTATGTCACGGGGTTCTGGTCCCATTCACGCAACACAACTGCTAAATCAACAAGATAATCAACCTGACAAAGTTCAAGGTAAAACTCAAGTTGTTCATTGAGCTTACCCTGACGAGCCTGCTTATAATCACGCACTGCCATGCCAGCTTCCGTCTCCATATGGATCAACTTGGAGTAAAAGGAATAACTTGCCAACAGATTCTTGTTCTTGATTGGTTTACAACGACCATAATAGTCACCAAATATGGGTCGGTCATCACATGGTTCAAGATCAATTTCTGTCTTAAAATGCAAAGCAAGACTGCTATGTGACAAAACGGAAACGATATCAGGAGATGGTTTATAATCCTTGTTGACAATATCTGTCATCAACCAATATTCCCCAGGATTCGTCCGTCCTGTCCGACCACGGCGCTGCAAACTTGATGCTTTGTCAACGGGGACAACAACAATTTTCCCTTGATCATTCACAACACGATTGCCACAATCAATCACTAAATCACAACCAGGTATAGTCAAACCGGCTTCAGCAATCGTTGATGCGACAATATGGCCTGTTTCGGGAACTGTTCTATTCCCTGACCATAATGCTGTAAAGCCACGATCCCGGTTTTTATCAGCAAACCGCTTGGCAAACTTAGCACTGTGATGGATAACCAACACACGCTTAAAGCCTGAGCGTAGTGCTTCCTCAACCAAGTCGTCAAGCTTTCCATCTCGCCGATGATCAACAATCTCATGAAGAGGTGGTACCTTGGCATCAATGATGTCCCATGATGTATTGTACATCCACTGTTTAGGCGTGGCTGTCAACAAAACGCAAGGGCTAACACTGAACATGGTCTCAAACAACATCTGTATCTCGCATGCAATCTCATGACCTTCATCAAGGACCCAAATTACATCCTCATACCCTTTCAGGCCACCCATATGCTTCGCATTAAGATGACCATAGGTACAAGTGAAGGTCCGCGTTGTAGGTTCCATACCACGTCGCCACCAACTGACACCAGGGTAATTGCTGAATTCCGAACACAACAAACGTCGAGGCATAACAACACAAACCCGCTTTTCAGGGAATCGTGCCGCTAGTAATGGTGGCACATAACGTGTCTTGCCTGTCCCGGTGTGTGCATGACAAATAACAGAGCGACTATTCCTGAGATTACCAGCTATACTGTCAACTGTAGCAACCCAAGCCGGAGGAGTGTTTTGTTCAACCTGTGACTTACCATTCAATGTTTCAGTACGATCCATAAACATCGACTTATTAAGCCATGATGCGACGTGATCCAAACCGCTCGAAACAAGATCATTCAAAGCCCACGTTGGTAAAAGTGACATAACCACCGGTAATTTGATATGTTCCGCGATCTGATACGCTGCCCTCTTGTGGCCGCGATACGGATCCTTGGGCACAAGGACGGACATCGCTTTTGACGAAGCACCACGAGATGCATAATACCAGTAATTCCAGGTACTGAAAACATCACGTGATGTGAACAAGTAGACGTTGAGGAGCTCAAGAGCAACTGATCCAAACGGGAAATATTGTGCCATTTGCAATGCAGGATTAACACTGACATAAACCAGTGTGTAAACCCAAAAATGCAAAACCGCATAATTCAGGTTGCGGTCAAATAATGGGCCCGTTACTGGAAGAAAACGACCAATGTTCTTGTACCATGTTCGAACATCACACAAAGATGCATAGGGTGACATCCTACACATGTATGCTAGTTCTTCCTCAGTCGGAGCTCGATCAAACGATTTGACATAACAGTGGAAAATGTGTGCTTCAAACAAACCATAGCTCTCGATCTCCGTTACACGATCAAGAACATCATCACTATCCACTGTCAAAAGGTGGGTGGGCAGGTATTGCTCTATGGAGCGAACCATACGTAATGTTCGCAACAAGACCTGTTCTGTCCGCGCAAAACCACCAATAGTGAATTGGAGGCTCTTGACAACACCACGTTCGGCCAGAGTACCCGCTTTGTACCAATCCGTAACAACTTTGCAGTAATCCGGAACAGGATATTTCTTGCGGGCCTTCTTCCGTAGTGCAGAAGGCATCTTTTCGAACTCAGCATCGACTTGCGTACGAATCAGCTTGTAAATTTCTGGCTGATGTGCACAAAGAGTCAGATACCCGATACCTTTCTGGATCAAATACTCACGTTTCTTGGGCGCAGAACCCATGTTCCGTGAAGCATCTGCCTTGAAATTGCTGTATCGCATGAGTAGTTTAGACTTCTCATGCAACACTGCAAACTCCGGCACATCCAGGCCTGCCATGTTGAAATCCGATTGAAACTCAGTGCCTGGGCGAGGATACTTTCCAAGGAAGGTCTGTGTAAACACATCATTTCCTGTCGATTCAACTCGCAAAGTAACACCGAATTTCTGTTCAGATATCGCAAAGACTTTATCCCAGTCAATGTCAAAATCAGTGGCAATAATGTTGTCATCACTCATGTTACTGAGATACACCCGGTCGAAAAATTCTCGAATTGGCCAACCCTGTGCTTTGCTGATACTGTAAATGATTGTACCCTCATAGCCAACAGTGTTTTGCCATGTCACGTTAGAACTTCCAGTTGTACCGCCACCACGTTTGGGGATAACACCACCAGGCGCAGTTGCATGTTCAACCGCAACTTTCTTTGTGACATCTTGGTACTCATCGCGGAAATTCTCAACAAACTTCCACAAATCATCACCTTGACCAGGGTCCAGCTCAATATCATCCCACAAATCAGCGATCAAGTTGACAATGTGCCCTCTTTGTTCCTGGAGGGTGGCTTGATCGATATGCTGGGCAATTACATCATATTCAGGTCGTTCACGATATCCACGTTTCCTAATTTCACCAAGGATACGGAAAACATTATCGTTCAGGTTACGATCGAATGCTGTTGCATCCAACGAAATAATGTTCTTATACCGTGTGGCTTCAGAGAAAACAGAACCCAATGCCGCGCCGTTCAATGTTATGCCAGCTTTGCCACTCCCATCATGGGGAGCATGCCGATTATTCGTGTCAAAATTCAAAACACCCTGTTGCACATTCGTCACCAACGACGATGCAACAACAGAACGTAGCTTACTAGGATTTTGACGCAACTTCTCGGTGGGCACAACCTGTGATTTTGGAAACGCATGAGCAATAGAAGGAAACCATTCACCAGACTCAAAAGGTAAAGTTGCCATTTTTGCAATCGGCGCCAACCATTTATGTTTCCGGAGATCATCACGTTTCTTCAACCCGGCACCAATAAATGGTAAACCTGCAGAATACTTCTTGTGTTTCATGAAATGACTAACCAATTTCCGTGGGTCAGCCAGATTAGCGTTCAAATACAACGCTGAATTTTGATTCACAATAGTATCCGCAACAGCCATGATATCATCATCAAGCAAAGCATCCGCTGTACGTGTATGGGAATAGCTCGCCAATGATGTTACCATTGTTTCCTTGCAGGCCAACACAATGGCATCAATTCCTTCAACACCACCATGATCCAATCCACGTTGTTGTAACAACAAATCAACGTGTGGGTTCCGGTTAACTCGACGGATAAAGTGATGGATGTTCAAATCCCGCTTACCAAACAATTCCAAATTATGGACATAATAATCCAATGTTTTCTGGTAATTAACATCATGGAATTTCGGAGATGAATGGATGACAACACCAAGCTCTTCAGCACGGAGACCACGAAGCGGCTTCTGGGCTGGAGCCCAAGCACCCTTAGGTGATCGTTTACCATAATCAAACACTTCAAGGAGGTGTTCAATACCCGAAAGGACGGCACAATCACGTATGGATGCACTCCCGAGCAAGATCATTGTCTCCAACCGTTCTGCAAACTTCATCAACCGCACGAAAAATGCATCGCGATTGAAAACTAAAGTTTGCCGTAACGAGGTTACGGTGTTTCCACAACCATACATACCAGAAACAAGAGGAAGTAAATCAACAGGTTTATCACCATAATAACATCCGTCCTCCTTCTGGTAAACGACTGACCATGGTTTCACAGGTTCTGCGAGAGAAAGTGCCTTAGTCAACCCTTGAACACCTGGCTCATCCCAAACAAATTGGGAGAAAGGAACAGGGGCCGGTGAACATGTCAACAGGACAACACTTACATTACAATGATCTTCACTTGCCTTCGAGAAAAGCTGATCGTTATCAATGGCAAAACAGGTGTCAACCTTGCCAGGTCCACAACCACGTTTCAATGTGATCGAACCCCATGTATGACAACAACCCTTCTGCGTAAAAGTAACGCAGTCGGATCCTTCATATGCCAACATAAGATCCACAACACACCAAGAAGGCTTCAATCCAGCAACCAAATACTCGTGCTCATGATCATCCATCAAATGCCCACTAGTTATGAGGTTGGGCACTTTCGATACATGATAAACATGTGCGAAACGTAATTCGGCTTCCCGACGGTCATCTTCATTAGATATGAAACAGCAAGGGCTTTCAAGGTCATCAAACAAACTCATCTCGACAGGTGTACAAACACGAGCAGGGACGGACTTTGGCTTGAGGTACCCTTTGGCTGTAGTTTCATTAACGACCTCGTACAACTCGGTTGCTTCATTGGAAACTTCCATGCTTGGTACAAAAACCAGACTCAGGATGTTCATCCATGTCGGAATTGTGTCTGGACCTCCAAGTGCAAAAATGGTCGGTCCAGCCAAACATGTCAAACCACAAAATGCCAAGATAGCAAAGGGTACAACTAAGGCCAAAACAGCAAACACTGTCATGCCAGTCAGAAACCCTAAGATGACAACGTCACCACCATATTGGCCATCAGCACGAATTGATAACGCGGCGGTCTGACAATTACGTATACCAGTATACGGAAGACCTTCAAATTTCGAAACTTGATACACTAGTTGATCCCATCTCGATTTCGGTAACGCAGTAGGAATGCAGAATAACGTTTTAGTTTTAGGTTTGTCACGAACATAAACCTTACATCGTGGCGAACCTTCCGCCAACGAAACGCCAATCCCAGTGTAATACACACCATCGGTGAAATCAACATGGAGAAACGGGAGCCAACTCTGGTCCAAGCTCGAAAAGCGCATCATGATACGGTCATCATGATCACACCACGGATCGACAGTGTCGATCAGACCCATGGTGAAATAATGAATAATATCCGCCCACCAATACCGGCAGACATAATCATAACCGCAGACAAGAGCAACAGTCGGTAATGGTCCAAGACAACCTAAGAGGAAAGCCCAAGTGGTACTGGTGCTAACCTTCCAAAGTCCACGGAAAAATACCACAGTCATGCCAGACGTAAACTGGAAAGCATCACGGAACCGCATTTTCCGGTAACCATAAGCAACACAGACAAGGATGATAAAACGCCAGAACCATGATATGTCAAAGCTAAAACCTGCTGCGGTCAGGACCGTCACCATTTCCGGCACAGTACGACTCGCCAAAAGATCAGGCATTGCCTGCCACAACCAATTGAAGAGAACATACATCACGAATCCAAAACGGGATATCTCAGTCATCTGGTAAAACACAACGGCGAACAAAACACACGGGTCAAGTGTGAACACTTTGTAAATCAGAAACAAACGCTGATGGATTGCCAGTGGTTTCAAAATACCATACCAAAACCAAAAGTGATTACTCAAGAACACAAAGTCAGGATCACTGACATAATCACGATCAAGGAAACGGTCAGCTGAACTAACAAGACAACCACAACTTGCAGCAGTTGCCATTGTACCGGCACCGCCGTGACAAATCACGTGTTCATAATCAAGCATCATTTCTGCATGGTCAGTCCTAGGTTCATGCTGGTAAACACTCGTTGAACGTGTCGACCAAATATCAAGCGGGTCAACATCAGGTAGAAAGACATCAGCATTGCTGCTGCTACCCATCGCGATCAAATACTTACGTTTCCGTTTATTTGACCCTACCTTCAACAGGGTTTCACCATTACACGATCGGGGAGCACAACCTCTGAAAGACCCAACTCGAAAGTCGGGGCAATTCACAGATGTGATCAACGTTGTGATCAAATTAAACACACGACCAATCATATTTTCCGATGATAATAGCCGGAATTGACACAACTGACTCGGGGGTGGTGCAAGATCAAAAGTCACTACATTGCGGAGGTGACCAACGCCACCTAATGGTGCAATCGCAACACAATCATCAGTTTTAACCCAATCACGTAAGGGACCAACTAATTCAGGCAAATAACGAGAACTCTTATAAAACTCGAAGTTCTCGACATGTGCTAATGCTGTCAAACCCTGTTCAGGGGTCAAACAATCATACTGATCACAGTCAATCCCTGCACGCTGCAGGAGGTTTGTGTAATACTTCATTGGTGTCACATCACCACGTGTCCCAAAAGTAAAGACACGGAAACGAGGTAAACCAAACATACAAGAACAATAGATGTATAACCCATAAAAGGCATCGGAAATCATGTCAACGAGGGTATCACCTCCGACACAATAACCAACAGGGCCTATTGTAAACAGGAAGCTGAGAATGACAGAAAGCCATTTCAGCCAGTAGCCGCCAACGGGGCGGTCAAGGTAAACTTTGGGTATCGTCCAATTACTTGGAGGACCAACCAAATGGACAAAGGTGGGATCCGGTGAGAGTTTTCCTTTTCTCATGGATCCAATAGGACCACCTGGATCCCCAGGTCCGGGGTACGCAATGTGGAGTTTGTTGTTCCATGTTGTGACAACTAATCCACTTTTAACGTTGGAAGGGTCACGAAACACTTCCAACAACACTCTGTCAAACAAAGGATAACTACCTAAGTTTGGCGGGTTGCAAAACATACGACGATAACAATAACCAGGTACACACGCAAGGAAATCAGTCCCTACGTATTTTGCATCGTGGTACATACGACAACCCAGCCATATCCCTCCTGCAAGAAGGACAAGGGACACGTGTTCAACTATACGGAAAGAAACATCAGCAGGGGATGCGCTGACGTGTCTTAAACGTAACAAAATTACCATCGCGAATAAAATTCGGGAGCTGGTTTTAAGCTCCTGGAAAACCGGTGTTGGTACACCGGATTTACATCCTAGTGGTGCAACAGAAGTTGCGGGCAGATTTCCATCATACCTGTCATCAAGACCTGGTTCATGATGTTGCAGCATACTGCAATTAAATCCAGCGGCCAAGCTGGCGTCATGCTTTTCGGTTTGGAAACCGATGGCAGAGCCTCTCAGATTATTATATTCACTTATAACGGACATTATTCATGAGGCTTAAAACAGTTCTTACTAGTACTGCAAAACTAGTCAAAATCAAGAAGGAAATAAATCACTTCTATGACGTCGAGAAAAAGATATGTCAATAAAGGTACATGCAATAGCATGAGGCTTGGGAAAGCCGCGCCTAAATTTAAATATCGACGTAAAAGCAGGGTTTGATACCTGCATGTGAGATAACATGAAAA